TTTTTAGATGTTTGAGCTGCCGTATCATCATCATGGGCACCTCTGTATTCATATTTTGATATATCAATTTCATCAAACTTTTTACTTGTTGAGGCAACAGGATTACCCCATATTGGTAACAAATCAAAATTCAACTTATCCATAATAATAATTTACAATCCCTAATGTATAGATAGCTAATGATATAGAATTTAAAACTATCAATGCTCTATCATGCCATAACATACCAACTATCAACCAACCTACAAAACCTATATTTGCAATAAACAAGTTA